ACCTAGACCATAAGCTTTTCTTCCTGTTACTCGGTCCATGATACCACCAAAAGCTCTTCTTGCTCTAGTGCCCATGATCCCACCACCAGCTCTACCACCTTCATTAAAATTATATGATGCTCTTGTTACATCTGCTGAGTCTCCACCAAGACCAAAAGCATCTTCGTTATAAGTAAATTGATTATAAGGTTCAACAGCTTCTACGGTTGCTGCTCCAGTGTTATAGTCTATTGGTATCAAAGGTTGTACACCCCCAGGATCATCATCGTTTGTTACTGTTTTTTTGTTTCTGTTCATGTATTCATTAAAATCATTTTGAGAAATGTTTTTAGTATTTTCCATTGCTATATCTTTTTGCAAATCACCTATGGCTTTTGATTGAGTAGCTGTTATTCCTGTTTTTGTTTTTGAAAGTTGTGCCGCTATTTCTCTTGGTGATTCTGTGTCAAATAGATCTGTTTCAGGGTCAACGTCAAAAGCATCTATAGCAGTTCCAAATATACCAAATCTTGATTTTTGTTTAAGTGCCTCTAATTCTTTTAAGTTAGCATATTTATTTCTTCTAATAGCTTTTTGTATCATTTTTTGTTTATACTTATTATTATAAATACCAATTTTTTCAAAGACACTTTTAGGTGCATAGTTAAGTTTTTCTAATTCTCTTTTTGCAATATCTTCTTTAATTGCTATTTTTTTATTAGTTTTATCTGTTGCAGCTTGTGCATTTGTAAAATTACCAGTACCACTGCCGCCTTCTGACTTTGTTTTATTAGTTTCTCCAGTGCTTCCTTGATAGCCACCTTTACCTCTCATTCCACCTTGATAACCACTAGTGTTTGCATTACCTTTTCCTGAATAATCACTACCTACAAAACTTGGAATACCATTAACTAAATGACCTGAACCACCCGCTCGTTTAAGCGCTGCTGCTTCTTCTTTATTTATGTAAGCTAAAAATTCTCCTTTGGGAGCATTCTTTTTTAAATCTTTAACAGTCATTATAGACATGACTACATGCCCCTATTGTATAGACCCATCAGCCCGCCGTTGGCTCTCATCTGAACTCGTTCTTGCATATTAACATCAGCGATACCACCGCCCGGCATTTGTTCCTGCATGTTAACATTCTCAGACATCATCTCAGATCCTGGTCCAACTCCGCTTTGGTCTGCTTGCATCTGTTGAATAATTTGTTTCCAAATACCACTTTCAAAAAAAGCATCGAAACTACCGAACTGTACTTTTTGTTCCTGTTCCATCTGCTCCCATATTTGAGCCGCCATTTCTTTGCCTCTCATATCTTCTTCTCCACCACCCATTCTAATATCTCCTTGATCGTATTTGATACTAGGTGCGCCTGCGTCTATAGATTCTCTTATTGAATTTTTGTCTTCCATCATAATATATCTCCTGAGTTTATCTGTTTATATTGTTTTTCCTGTTAAATCAAGAGCTGGCATTATAACAGTTACATCTCTTTGAATATCATCTTCCGGTATTCCAGATGCTTTTAAAGCTTCTTCTGTCTTATAAACCTCTCCTGTTTTCTTGTTTTTAATAGTAGTTATTATTTCTTTTGGCGTTAGTTCTATTACTTGATCACTCATTATGTTGTTACCTCTTTTTTGATGTTTAGATAGCTGACTCCAAAATCAAATGAATCTGTGCTACCTGCTTTAATAGTAAGGGTTGTGCCTCCTACTACTATTAGCGGTTGGGTTAATAATTCTTTTGTAATATTTGCTGTTAAACCTATTGTTTTAATAGCTGTAAAAGCATTATTAGTAACGGTCACACTGGGAGTACCAGCTGATGTAACAAGAATAGATTTAATAACATAAGTTTCACTAATTAAAGGAAACCCTGCACCAAAAGGATTAAGTTCTCCATTGGTAGTATTATTATCTATTCCCACAAAATCGTATTGGTTTACTATTGCCATTAATTTAAAAAGAAACTTCTAGCTTCTATCTCCTGTTTTAATTCTTCTTGAAATGTAGTATTAAGTTTCTCAATAACAGCATCTAAATCCCTAATTAAAGATTGAGATGTGTCTTCATTATATTCTTCACTTGCTCTAGTTAATGATTGTACTATTTTTGCCATTATCTTCTTCCTCCAGATTGTATGTCTAACCTAAAAGTTCCTAGTTTCCAACTAGTATCAACCGCTGTATTAGATATTGTAAGAGCTATTGATCTAGCTCTTGCACGTGTATCTACTTTTGTAGTGCTTGATGAAATAGTAAATGGTCCAAGTGAAGAACTTGCTGCAGTTTCGCTAGGGTAATCTCTTAAATCTAATTGTATAATTGTATTTCCATTTTGATTAATAAAGTCTGGAATAATTCTACTAACCCTCATAATATTTTCTCCATCTCCTCTAAGGTCAGCCATATTAGTAGCAGCACCTTTTACAACTTTTTGTGTAATATCATAATCACCAGATGTGATGTTAGCCGGGATAGCAGTTGTTGCTCCTAGTCTTATTTGATTTAAACCTGTTTCATGTTCGTAGTAATAAGTAATACCATCCGAGTTACCTACTACATCAAAAGAAGTATCGGTGCCTGCATCGTATTGTGTTGCGTGTGGTAAACCAAATACTGCAGAATCTTGCCAAGTTGTTCTAGTAAATAATGCACTGTCGTTTGTAAACCATATAGGTCGTTTAGCTGTTGAATCTAAATAACTATACGTAACCGATCTAGTGTTAACATTAGAAGCAGCTGTAGGGTAGAACCAAGTAATCTCTCCAAACAAGTTATTAATACCACAATAAATAAATTGATTAGATGTTGTGTTAAGATCATCATAAACATAATCTTCAACCAAGCAATCCATTGATTCTAGTTTACCAGTGTATCTAAAGAATCCATTATCTGACATCCAGTAAGCAGCGCCATCAACTTCAACGGCTGCGTTTTTACCAATTAAACCACAGTTAGTTCCAACTTGCTCATAAGCAAATGTAAAAGGAGTTCCAACAAATCTCATAGTAAATAAAGAAGTATCACTCCAAATGTAAATTGCATTTCTACCAAGTTTAGCACCAATGATCCGTGATCCAGCGGCCAGTCTTTGTGTACCGGCACTGTTGGTTGCTGTAGGTTGATAGTCATTTATATTTTCTTGAGAAGAAAATCTTATAAACATATCATCCTGTGTAGTTTTATCTCCAATAGTTGTTTCAGTGCCAAAGAATACTAAGTGTCTATCAGGAGTTGACACTAACATGTCACGTGATGCTGTCGGTGCTCCTGCAATAATCTTAGCTCTTGTTGTTGTTGCATTATTTAAATTAGAATCCCATTCAAAACATTCACCATTAAATATTAAAGCAATTAGAGTACTACCTAAATTGTCCAAGGACCACAGACCGGGTTCAGCTACAGTATCCGTGTCGGCTGATGATTGACCCCAACCAGAAAAACTACTATGATTGGTAACGGTAGCTCCTGTGTTGTGAAGAGCATTAGTTGTGCCTCTAACGTTTCTAGTTATCCCTGTTAAAGTATTTGTTGCTGTGGTAACTCCCGTATAAGAAATTTCTTCCGTACCTACTTGTATAAAATTAGTTCCCGTTGTTGGAAAATTTAATACAGATGTTAAAACAATACTAGTTCCAGTTCCACCGGTTCCTGCTGAGTTAGCAGATAGTGCTCCATTCAAAGTTGTTGTTTGGGGTGCTGTTACTGTTCCACCATATTGTGATATACCATAACCGAAAACTCCCACTTGTTCTGCTGGACCCACGTGAAAGTATTGAAAAAATTTAATTCCTCCTGAAGTTGTAGCACCAGATCCACTTTCATTAGAAGGCATTGTAATAGTTATACTTGTTGCGTCTGGTACACTTGTCACCATAAATTTTTTATCTGCAAAATCTACTGCTCCAAAATTAGAATTAGTTATTGCAGAAAAAGTTGAAGCATCTCCAAATAAAATAATGTCCCCAGCTTGAAAACTATGATTGCCTCCAAAAGAAATAGTAACAGTTGGTTGACCATTAGTCGTGCTAAATGCATTAGTGATAGCTGTACCCGCTGGATTAACTAAAGGGTGTATGTCGTAAAATACTTCTCCTGAGTATGCATATAAAATTCTATTAGTTCCGATAACAGCATATTTAATACCGTCTCTATTAACCATGTGATGTAAACCTCTGGCTGCACCAGTAAGTTTTGACTCACCTAATTGACTCCAACCCCCTATTTTTTCTGGAGTACCATACCTAAAACGTACATTAGTGCCACCGGTCCATTGAGACTCGGCTCCTGTAGATGTAACTTGTTTATTAAATCCTGGTAAAAAACCTAGTTTTTGTAACATATAAAATCCTTATAAAGGAGGCAGTGGGTATGGTGGTACTGCCTCCATTATAGGGAGATATATCACCTTTTAAACCAAGAAGGAAGTCCTAAATGTGGACGCTTGTCAAACATATTATCTTTTGAGCCTGGAGTTTTTTTATTGTTATAGTGTAAAAATACTTGAGCACAGTCTTTGCCTTTAAATTTGTTTCGCCAATGCTCTAGTTCACAACCTGAATAGACCAACATATCTCCTGGTTTTAAATTTATTTTAATTCCTTTTTTATTTATTTTTCCCGATGGTTCTAAATAAATAGCCCAATCATCGCCACCTAAATTCATAGTAGTAGATATCTCACAGCTAAATCTATCTTTATGTCTTTTAAGTACATCACCTTTTTTATAAATTCTTGCATAACTATAAGATGGATATAATTTTAATCCTGTATTCTTTTCCATAATTGGTTGACACTTTAACATTAAAGTTTCCATTGCTATATCAGAATAGTGACTATAAGTTTCTGGTATTTGATCATTTTTGTTTTCATAGTTACCTAACATAGTTTCATAAGGTGAAATATAACGAGCATTACTACAAGTATCAAAAACTTGTTTTTTTATTAAAAGATAATTATATAAAAACAAAGCCAAGTCTTTATTAATTGCATTTTTTATAACCGTGTATTTATTTTTTTTAAAGCTCATAGTTTATATTTAAAGTAATTCTAAAATCTTTGTTAGTACAACTAGTACTTTTATGTTCACTTAATTCGTCAAATAAAATTATTTTATTTTTTTTAGAACTTATTTTTTTATAAGGGTTTTTAAATATAGTAAAACCATTATTTGTATTAACATAATAAAGAGCGGTTTTATGGGGGTACTTAAAATCAACATGATAGTTATGTTCTTCTATGTTAAATGTTTTTGGATACAAATTTAATTTAGCTCTAATTAATTTTTTTATTTTTAATTTTTCAATAAACTTTGGCATAATTTTTTCATAATAAGTACTGTTGGGTTCGTTAAAATACAGTAGATGAAAAAAATAAGGCTTACCCGTCTTCCCTTTAATTTTTGTAGTGTCTGTTATATACCAAGGAAAACTATTGGTAAGTATTTCCGATAAAAAATTATTTGATAAAAAATTATTTATTTCTTTAAACATATTATTTAAAAGGTTTTCCTAAATGCCAAACGACAAGACTATATCTTGTACCAGCAGTTACTGGTTTAACTCTGTGCCAAACAAATGAAGGGAACACAATAATAGAACCTTTTGGTAATATTTCCATTGCTTTTCTTACATGCAAAACTTCGTCCCTTGTATGCGGATCGTAATCTCTAAAATCAAATTCTAATTCTCCACCTTCATATTCTGAACTATCTGTTAATTGACAAGTCATAGATAATTTTCTAATTTTATTATGTCTATTAAGATCATTGGGTTTATGATAAGGTTTTTCCCAACTGTCGCAATGCCAGTCATAATATTGATTTAATTTGTATTTAGTAAATTGACAAGATTCAGAAAAATCCCATTCAAAATTCCAACCTGCATTTCTGTTAGCTTGATGTACGTATGGATGTATCTCCCTATAAACCCAAGGATCATTTAACCAAACTAAATCTGAGTTTCTTTTTTTTTTAATATCTTTAACATCATTTTTAGTAAGTTTTTTATTACCATAGCCTCCTGTTCTTGCTAATAAAGATTTTTTAGATAAACCGTATTTAATAATATCATCACAAATTTTTGGTGGTATGGCAGATTTAAAATACCAGTAGTAATTAGATATATTCATAAGTGTTTGTTTGTATAAAATTTAAATCATCTTTTTGATTATTAGTTATGTAATACATATTAGTTGAGGGAAACATTAAGAACATGTTATTTTTAAGTTCTACGTCCCAACTTCTTCCCTTACGTCTATTATCATCGTAATGTACCCTAACAAAACAGTCTTTAACTTTAACACCATATAACATGGTAAAGTCTGGAGAGTTTCGTAGATCTACTGGATCAATATTTAATAAAGGAATTGTTGTTTGATTAGGTTTATAGATATTACCCCATCTATTTTTATTTACTAATTTTATGTTAAATTTTAAACCTACATAATTTCTTATGTATGTATCTAACTTGTCCCAAGTTCTTGAAAATTTAAGTTCTGTGTTATTTAAACTAGAATGTAATATATGCTGAGCTAGATCATTTGGATCTATCTCCCAATGTTTTGGCATTTTAACATCACCAAAATATAATGCTTGTTCTGTTAATACTTTCTTATGCATACCTATATATAAATATATATAAATATTTTATAGTGTCAAGTATTAAGCTAAAGTGTTGGATAAATCCCAAGTTTGATTTTCTTCATTCCAAGAATAAATCCATTTATGAGTAAAATCTATTTCATTTTGAGATTTTTGTTCTGCTGTTAATTCTGGAGCATTCCCTATTGGAGATTCCCATTTTGCATTTGTTAGATTTTTTATCCAAGATGGATAGGGTTTTTGAGACCAAAAAATTTGATTAGTACTATCCCAAGTATAACCAATTCCTGCGTAATTTCCTCTAAGGGGAGTGCCTTCTAGTTGATGAATATTATCATGTGTATTATAAGAAGTTTGAATCCATAAATGGACAGGCCAATTACTTGTTTGTTCTAAGAAAGTTTGTCCAATTGTTTCATCCTCAATTCCATCAGTATCTTGCATATCTGAATCATTTATATAATTAACCTCAAGTACTTCATTTTCTTCTGATATTTTTGCGAAATGTGCCATAATATTTTCCTATTGAAATTTATACCTTATGTGTACTACACCAGCACCACCACTACCACCAGCTCTTGATTGAACAGAGTTTTGACGACCGCCACCACCACCACCGCTTCCAAGATTAGTTCCTGAATCTCCACCATCAGTATTTCCAGTAGCACCAGAATTTCCTGCGATATTACTATTGCCACCTTCACCACCACCTCTTGGACCACCATTAGAGGGTACACCTGTACCGGAATTTTTACCACCGCCACCACCAGTTGCTAAAATTACTGCTGATCCAGTGATTGAACTTGTACCACCATTATCACCAACCCATTGTTGGGCTCTAGAATCACCTGCTCCACCGCCACCACCACCAAGACCTGAAGGAGAGCCTGCGGGAGCATTTCCTCCTGGAAATCCTTGTGGAGGACTAACTGGGGGAGTGTTTCCTGCGTGAATAGGAGTAGTACCTGAATTATTTCCACCACCAGAACCACCACTTTCACCGGGTCCTCTAGTTGGTGTAGCACCACTTGTTCCTCTACCACCTCCGGCTGAAGTTAAACCTACAGCACTTGAGGCTACTCCAGTATTTCCACCCTGAGTAGTATTATCTTCCGGTCCCGGACTGCCCTTAGCACCACCCGCACCGATTACAATTGGATATTGTTGTACACTAACAGGTACAAGTGTTGCAGTAGCTAGTGGGCTTGCTGTATAGCCACCTGTTGTTGCTTCTCTATAACCACCGCCTCCACCACCGCCACCTGTTGAACCTGAACCACCTGCCCCAGCGCCGCCAACTATTAAATAACCAACTCCTGCATTAGCTCCGCTACCTGCTTGAGTAACTTCAAAAGTTCCATTACCTGTAAATGTGTGTACTTTATAATCTGTGTCAACAGTTGATATTGTTCCACCTGTTGCAACAATAAATGAAGCTGATCCACCAGCACCAAATCCTAAGACTTGATAACCAAAAGATTTACCT